CTATGAGTCACCCGATTCAGCAGGAAGCAATGATTTAAAATATTCCTTTTCGTAGATAGCAGCCTCACCCTTAATGATTTTTGATTTTATCTCTTCAAGTTGATTACGAAATTTCTCCGCTAAAGGTGGATTACTTAGGAAGAGTGAAGAGCTAACTATTCTACTCAAAATCTCTTTTTCCCTTTCCTTCTCATCCTGTATTTTGATGGCGTAGTTGTACGTATTGCCTAGTAAATGTGCAACCTTTAACCTTTTTTCACAAGCATGAAAAAGGGCGTCAACATCTGCATTCAACGGTCGGTCATCTTTTTCTGATGCTTCAGGAAATAGGCTAAGACTCAATAGCCATAAAGCTGTAGCGTCATTTTCTTCTGCCTTCAACACCAATTCAAATAGTACTGCTATGTTGAACAGCAGGGCAACATCAATAGAAACTGAGCTGGAATTAGGTTGCATGTGTTCCGGCTCGGCTTCAACTAAAAGCATTGCCCCTTCACCAGTCAATAACCAGTTGATGTTGACGCCTCCTTTAGCTAATGCTCGCAACGCCCCTGAGCCTGGTTCGCTTGGGCCAGCCTCATATTTTTTCCAAGAACCAGAAGGGATGCCAAATTTGAGTGATACATCAGCCTGTGATAGCTCTAATTTGCTCCTTAATAGGCGCAATCTTTCGCCGATATTCATGCATCACCTCGCGGCATGTAGCGTTGCAGCACGTCTTTTTTTTGCGAAATGTTGCGCAAAAATGCAACGCATTGTTTTAAAAAACATTTTTTAAAAAAAATCAATGAATCCATATTTTCACCTAGTTGCGCCAAATATGCTCCACGAAAAAGCAAATAAGGGTTTTATTTATTGACATGGTTCTTATTTGAACATAGCATGTTAGCTTCTTAACGCTAATCAGGAAGCAAAAACATGAGCACGCAAGCACCCAAAATAGACCCTACAGACCCCTCATCAACCACAGGGGACTGGCACCCCTCATTTGTGATTGCCGCGTTACACCAAGCCGGTTGGACACTAACTAACCTCGGCAAACATCACAATTTGAAATGTTATGGCAGCCTTTCAAAAGCATTACGACATAGCTTACCGACTGCCGAAAAGCGGATTGCCGATGCTATTGGTGTACATCCAAAAGTGATATGGCCGAGCCGGTATTACGAAAACGGCGAGCTAAAGCCCCGTGGTTTCCGTGCGTTACAGCCTATGCCAAATACCGGCATCGTCAACGGTGAACCTCAATAGGGGAATTATCATGAGACCACAAGATCATCTCACTATAGACCTATTTTGCATGGGTAATATACCAAATTCGATACCGCCAAAACCAGGCGGATTAAAGATTGGTCTAAATTTGCGCCGCTTTCTGGCAGAAACCATCAGAGAGTCGTCCTTGTCGCGGGAACAAATCGTTGACCGGATGAGCGAACTATTAGGTACGCGGATTACTCTGCCCATGTTAAACCGTTGGGTGGCCTACAGCTCCGAAGAATGGCGTTTTCCCTTAGAGTACTTGCCGGCGTTGGAAGTCGCATTAGACAGCCATATCATTCTGGAATGGATGGCCGAGCTGCGTGGCGCACGTCTATTGGTGGGCCGGGAAATTCTGGAATGTGAGTTAGGCAAAGCGGCACTGATGAAGTCTGAATTGAGACAGCATGAAGCGCGAATTAAAAAAGCCTTGGGAGAAAAGCATGGGTGACATTAATAAGCCAACGACATTAAATGAAATGTCACAAGTGATGGGTAAAGATAAAAGTACAATTTCCCGACAAGCGAAATCAGGCAAGTGGAAATTTACTGAGCTAAACGCGGCAGGAAACAATATCAAAGAATTTGAGCTTAGCGCACTACCCAGCGACATTCACGAGAAAATCATCATGTCTCGCCTGAATGCCACGCTACGTTTGGATGACACCACCAAGGCGGTTATAGCGGCGAAAAATACGCCTGCCACAGCCGTCGAACCATCCGAAAAAGCGGCGCTTGCCAAAGCGGTTTTGGATGATAAGCAGCGTGAACGCGATGGCTCCCGGCGCTTGATATTACAGTTTGTCCGAGGTTTTAAGGGCGGATTGCGAAAAGCTGTAGTGGCGCTCAATGCCGGCTATACGGCTGGCACCTTGCACCCTGATTTGATGTATGCCATCAGGCATTGCAACGATAAGGCAAATGATCGCCGCGTAGGTAATCTGTCAGTGCGTTCTGTTACTCGTTGGAAATCTGACGCCAAAAACAATGGTCATTGCATCCCCTTCAAAACTCGCGTTGAAACCCGTTGGCATGAAATCTGGTGGTTGCCGATGTTATTGGCCTGCTATCGCAAGCCGCAAAAACCGCATATTACCGAGGCTTACGCCGAATTTAAGCATGATTGGCAGGCTCAAGGTTTGCAAAAAAGGCTACCCAGCTATACGACGGCACGCCGCAGCTTAAACAAGGTTCCGGCAGTCATATTAGAGATGGGACGCTCGACCGGCTCCGAGTTGGCGGCTTTGCGTTCTTTTGTGCGTCGTGACTGGTCAGGCATGAGTAACGAGGTCTGGGTGGGCGATGGCCATACCTTTAAGGCCAAAGTGCGCCACCCAGAGCACGGTCAAGCCTTCGCGCCTGAAGTAACCTTGATTATCGACGCAGCCAGCCGGTTTATTGTGGGGTGGGCCTTTAGCTTATCCGAAAATCAGCTTGCCGTTTCTGAAGCGCTGGGTAAAGGCATGCAAAAACATGGCAAGCCGTTGATTTATTACAGTGACAATGGATCAGGACAAACGGCAAAGATTATAGATTGCCCGGTTGGCGGTATGTTGGCGCGGCTGGGTGTGCATCATGAAACCGGCATACCGGGCAGCCCGCAAGGGCGCAGCCTGATTGAAGGGCTTTGGGACATTACCACTATTTGGGTCGCGAAGCAGATGCCGACGTTTCAAGGCACCGGCATGGATGAAGGCGCGATGCGCAATAACACCCAAGCTATTGAAAGCGCCAAACGTAAAGGCGAAGTGCCAACATTTGTGCCGAGCTGGCAGCAGTTTATCGACGATTGCGAGGCGCGGTTTCACTGGTACAACACTCGGCACCAACATAGCAGTCTGGGCGGCAAAACCCCGGCAGAGGTGTACCACGCCGGTTTCGATGAAAGCTGGGCGTGTCCGTTGAGCGAAGATGAAATCATTAACCTTTATCGGCCATCCGTCATACGGATGCCGAATCGCGGGGAAATCCGTTGGCTCAATAATATCTATTTCCATCAGTCACTGGCGGAAATGGCGGCCAATACCAAAGTTAGCATGGCTTACGACGTTAGCGACGCCAGCAAGGTATGGGTGAGCGATTTGAACGGTCGATTCCTATGCGAAGCTAAGTTTGAAGGTAATAAACGGGCCGGATTCCCTGTGTCCTTAAAGGACTCGCTAAAGGAAAAACGTATCGACGGCATGGAAAAACGAGGTCAAGACAAGATCGATAGAGCCCATGCAGAACGCGGCAATGTAATCGATGGCGAAGTCTTGCAACGAGTACCGGTAATACCCAGTGAGCCGGTTGAACCGTTAAAACGGGTAGTGATTGAAGGCAAATTTCAAAAACAGGGGCCAGAAGAAAAACGAATGGGCTATTTAGAAACCATGATGCACATACAAGGGGGAAAAGCAGCGGGAGCAGATTAGTTGCTTCCAAACGGTTGGCGCCGCTTGGAAGCCTTAAACATGAACATTCAATAACATCAATTGGGATTATAGAGTATGAAATTAAGTTATGTACAGACCAGCAACCACGACCTATTTATGGTGGGCGTTGCGCTTGCTGAAAATAGTATGGCTCAAGAGGCTAGAACCGTCCTTGTTGCTGGCGAACCAGGCACAGGGAAAACTCGCGCGGTTGAACATTATGGGGCTAATCGAAACGCTATTTATATTCCTGGCATGCCTGGTATGAATCTTCCCTATGTTCGCGCATTACTGGCTGATGAGCTGGGCATCAACGGCTTAAAAGGCTATGCGCTTCAGAAGACTATCGATAGTGAAATGGCGCGTTGCCGTCAGCCTATCATCCTAGACGAATCGCAACATGGCCTTGATAACAAGGCTGTTGTTATTGAGTATTTAAGACGCATTGTCGAGCAGGCCGGAACCGTGTTGGTTTTGGTTTGTCACATATCCGAAAAACACAGGTTTGCGGCTCACAAGCTTGCGCATATCTCTACGCGCATTAAAACGGTCGTCGATTTTAAACCCGCTTCATTAGCGGATACCCAATTGTATTTGAAGCAATTATGTGAAGTGAGTGTTGATGATGAGATTGCTAAATTGGTGCATTATCAGTCAAACGGGCGCTATCGTTTGATGGTGTCGGCAGTCCAGACGCTGGAGACTTTAGCAGCCGCCAAGAATAAAACCGCTTTATTATCCGAAGATGTTAAGGGGTATTTACTTTGCGAGGATGCCGCTAACTCTTTGCGCAAGGGGGCCAAATAATCAATGCGCAAAGGACAAACAGCACCACGCACCATGACAGGCGGCTTAAGGGCTAAAGCCTGGTGGGTGTTGCGGAAGAATCGACGAATAACGCTGGCTGAGTTGATGCTGACCATCTGTGATGGCAACGAAAAAAGCGCTGAATCCAATTTGCGGCGTTGGCTGAATAATTTGGTTGTGGCTGGAATCCTGACCCGTGAGCGGGTGGATGACGGCAAATTAACCAGCAACGGCAGCTATCGTTATGCCCTGGTGAAAGATCTGGGGCCAAAAGCGCCGGTGGTGCGTGTATCTACCTGCGATATTTATAACCCGAACAATAATGAAACCACCCATTTTACAGGAGCCCAATAATGGTCGTACTCAACGAAGATTTTAACTTTAAGTCAGTTCAAGACGCTTTGGAACAAGCTGGACTATTTTTTTATCGCCTAGAAAAATTGGCCAATACAGCGCTTGTGATCAATAGCTTTAAGGATGGCGAATTCAAAAATCCTATCTATAAAGAGGAATGCGTCTATTACCAGCTCGAATTGATACGTGATTTAGCCAAGCAATTTGAAACGTTATTTGATGAGGGCGCCATGACCTTTGGACGGCAAATCGACTTAAATATTAAAGAAGTCAAAAACTAACCACTCAAAACCTCCGAAATCGTTTTTATAAGCACTGGTCCATCTAAAGGCGGTTTCGGTGTCCATAAACGTTTATAAGGTGTTTGTGGTGGCAAAACTCAATCTAGTTCGATTGTTCTTCCGGCATAGGTTGAAAACCATCTATTTTCAGCCATTCATCAATAGCATATGACGCAATCCATTGCGACATATGCTCAACCTCTTAACCTCCCGCCATAAAAATTCTAAAGCGGCTTAATGGTTTAAATTGCTTTAAACCCTTTGGTCGTCGTGGATCAGGATAATAGTGATTGTCGATTAACTATTTTAGAGATGCAACATGGCACTAACCACAGACCGAATGACAGCTAAACGAGATGGTTGTTTTGTTCCTCATCCTGTCGCCGCCAACAAGACTATTTACGCCGGGGCCTTGGTCGTTTTAAATGCGTCCGGTTATGCCGAGCCGGGAAAAACGGCAACCGGATTAACCGCAGTAGGAAAAGCCGGAAAGCAAGCGGATAACTACACAGCAACTGATGGCAAAGTATTGGTGCTTGTGGAGCGAGGTATTTTTTTATATGCCAATACAGCTGCCGACGCCATTACCCGAACCGAAATCGGAAAATCTTGCTATATCATCAATGACTATAGTGTTGCCAAAACCAACGGTACTGGTACGCGCTCGATCGCCGGCAAGGTGATCGATGTCACTAATGAAGGCGTTTGGGTGGAGCTTGGCTGATGAAACCTGACTTCTCTCAAATTATGGCAAGGCCAATGCTCATCACTTTAGCCGAAACTGATTCTGCAAATTCATCTGAGCATTGGATTCATTTATTACCTGATGGTAAGTTTTTCGCTAACGATGGCCGAGGCCCTTTTTATGTTGATGACACTAATGAAGTCATTACCACAACCATGCAACGTGCCGGATCAAAACAAATTCCCGTCGATTATGACCATCAAATTGATCATTCAATAAAAAACGGTCAACCGGCACCAGCGGCTGGTTGGATTTCAAAGTTAGAATCCCGCGATAACGGAATTTGGGGGCTTACGGAATTTGGGGGCTTGTGGAATGGACAGAACGCGCAAAGTCTTATCTGTCGGCCAAGGAATATCGTTACCTAAGCCCCGTGCTTAATCACAATGATAAAGGCGAAGTTATCTGTATCCGCCGTGCAGCCTTGACCAATAAGCCAGCTTTAGAGCTAACAGCCCTGGCCAGTGAGCAAGAAACACGAATGGCAACAGAGTTGTTCGAGACCAAAGCAAAGTTAGAGCAAGCTTTAGCGCTGGCCGAAACCAGCCAGAAAGAAGCCAAAGAAAAAGAAGTTGAAAGGTTGGTACATATGGCTGCTGTTGAAGGCGCGATTCTGCCGCGTCAACGAGAGTTTGCGACCAAGCTTTGTAACGTCGATGTTGGATTGTTTGAGGAGTTTGTATCAATGGTTTCACCCTCAAATACAACGCTGTTCAAAGAATTTGGCTATGACCAAATAAACGAAAAAGAACACATTCAGGCTTTAAGCGAAACCGAGCAAACCATTTGCAAAGCGATGGGCCACACCCCCGAAGAATTTACTCAATTAGGAGTGACCAATGATCATTAATGCCGGAAACATTGACCTACTTTTTAAAGGATTCAATACCTCCTTCAACAAAGGCCAACAAGGCGCACCCAGTCGTTATAAAGAAGTGGCGACGATTGTTAATAGCACTACCTCACAAAATATTTATGGTTGGTTGGGCCAATTTCCTAGATTGCGAGAATGGATTGGCGATAGGGTTGTAAAAGACCTTGCCGTTTCCAATTATGCGCTGGAGAACGTCCTGTTCGAAAGTTCCGTCGCCGTTGCGAGAACAGCGATTGAAGACGATCAGTATGGTATTTTTAGTCCGCTATTTGAGGAAATGGGCCGAGCTGCTGGCGACCATCCAGATGAGTTGGTTTTCTCTCTTTTAGAAAAAGGCTGGTCAACGCGATGTTATGACGATGCACCGTTTTTCTCTCTTAACCACCCTGTAGGATGGGGGGGAAAATGTAAATGACGTTTCTAATATTAATTCGGGACCCTATCCGTATTGGTATTTACTGGATACCAGCCGTCCTATCAAGCCGTTGATATTTCAAGAGCGCTTACCCTATCAGTTTCAGAGTATTACCAAGGAGGATGATCATACTGTTTACCACAAAGACCAGTACGAATATGGCATTCGGGCGCGTGTTAATGCTGGATTTGGTCTCTGGCAACTAGCCTTTGCATCTGGTAAAACATTGGACTCCACTAATTATACCTCCGCTCGTAGCGCTATGATGGCCTTCAAGAGTGACGAAGGCCGGCCACTGGGCGTTGTGCCTAATAAATTGGTTGTCGGGCCATCACTGGAACAGGCTGGGCGTAAGCTGGTTAATAATCAGTTGATCGATAACGCCGGCGTGTCAGTCAGTAACGAGTGGGCCGGAAGTGTTGAGCTGGTGGTTGTACCTTGGTTACCCTAGGCAAATTTTGAAGGTTTTGGGGCTTTAAGGCGTGGTTCAAATCGTGGTGAGTATGTCTCTCCGGGTAACACGATTTGCATCCCCTTAAAGCCCCTTTTTTTATTCCATCAACGCATAGCAGACCCTATATGATTAAAAGTGAAGATATCATGGCCGATCTTCAGGCTTTTGTTCGTAATGAAGTGAGCAACCCGAAAACCGGTGACGCTTGTGCTAGTGCGCTTCTCCAATGTTTTGGCCTTAACTTTCGTTGCCAGACCATTTATGTGCCTACCCAGACCCGGCGCAACAAAGAGATCACCCGGCGAAATCAATTGATCGCAGCAGAATTTACCGGCCGTAATTGCAATGAATTGGCGATCAAAAACTGCCTGAGCCTGCAACATATTTACGGGATTATTCGAACGGCTCGCCAGAAAGCCGAAACCGGCGAAAAGCCATTAAAACAGATCTTGCTATTAGTTATAGATGAATATCTACCGCCTGATCTGATTAAGGCAGGTTTAAGTAAATCTGAAGCAATGTCGCTAAGCCAAAATTTAGCAGATTACTTGTGTGAAAAATATCCTGGCGCGTGCTTTTACATGCCGGATTTTATCAAAGCAAAACCATGAGCGGTGCCGGATTCGAACCGGATCATGTAATCGCTTTCGCGCCTACAACCCTTCCCATTGGAAACAACCGCTCATGGCGCAAGTAGTATAGCGCGGTATTTTTTCAGGCTAGTTCATATATTTTTTAAGCCAAATATTTTGCAAAACCGCGCCATATCTCTTGCCGCGCCACAATTAGCTAGCTGCTTCAGCTGATCAAGTTAAGTATTGAGCAAATGCGGTTACAAACTGGTTACATTTCACAAAACGCCAGACATAAAAAAAGGGCTGCTAATGCACAACCCTTTGATTTTATTGGTGGGGTGTTAGGGATTCGAACCCTAGACCTATGGATTAAGAGTGCAACCGAGAGTATATTAGAACACTCTTAAACACGCTGAATTAATCCATTAAACAATACGTTATCACACGTAATGCGAAGGTCAAAGCTATTTCAGCGCGTTTGATTTAAAAATCAAGGTGCCTCGCGAGGTGCCTTTTTATGTGCCTTTCAATGCGTTGCTCAGGATCGCCCAGGCATAAAAAAACCGGCACTAAGCCGGTTTAGATTTTCGAAGTGGCGGTTTTTTATGGCGTTGACTGTGCCAATAATCGCCATATGAGCCAAAGCCTAAACGCTGCCAGGGTGTCATTTTATCAATCAATTGTTTGAGGTAACATAGATAAAATCTACGTTGGTTCCCACTGACACATACCCCACATGTGTACTGCTTGCCGGGATGGTTAGGTTCATTTCTTCAAACCCACTAAAAACGGTACCAGATGCAGCGGCGGTAATGGCGGCGGCAGAACTTGCACCAAAGCCGATTTTTAGTCTATCGCTGGCTTCAAACGTTAAGCTTTTGATATAGATTTTCTTGTCAGTTGCGGCCAACACCTTGGCTTGTGCCGTGGTGGTAGCAACCAACGTGCCTCGATTTGGCCGGTCGATGCTATCAATCTCGACTACTTCCGCCATGCCTTCAGCCACTAGTTTGGCCTCTCGGTAAATGTCCAATGTGGCAACGTCATATTCTGCGTAACCGTTCCAGCGTTGGTTAAATTGTATCGTCATGGACCGCCTCCGGTATGCGCGACAGCAAATCATCCAAGAGGGCGGCGATTCGGTTAATGCCTTCCAGGAGTTGGTCGGCTTGTGCTTTTGTGATTGTTGGTTGATTCATTTTAAAAATTCCTGATTAGTTTATGTGGTAAAAACACCGCCACACGGAAAGCCGGGGCGGTGTAGTGGCTCGAACGATGTTTACCAGGCATCCACGAACCTTGCCGGTGCAACACGCCGCAGACCGGATGGCGTGGGCCTCCATGCCCGGAGGCTTTCGTTAAACTTCTGACAGCACGCCTTGTGTTAACCAAAAGCTGTTCGTTCTAGCCACTTGCCAATCGGCGCGTAAATGAGCCAGGAACCCGACCTGAAGATTTCCAGCATAGGTTTCGGTGATCACTTGAATTTCAAGCTGTTGACGTAGACCCAACAACAAGTTGCTAAAGTTGCCGGTGAATATTTCAGAAGTCACATTTGAGGTGCCGGTGGTCAGGGTGTTGGGCACTGAGTTGGTTTCATAAAAACTTAAATTATTTTCAATGAACGCGGACGGCTTTAACGGCTGGTTAGTGGTGTCGGTAAAGCCCTGAATGTCAAAAAACGTCCGCGGACTTAGCACCACGGCACTGGCGGCATCATTGCCTTCAGAAACCTTTTTAGCGGCCGTATGGATAGGTAAATAAAACCCTTGTGCCGACAGTTTCGCGCCGTTGGTCGCCAGTACCTGATTGCGTGTTGCCGTTGTCAGCACTGATTTTAATCCCAAGGGTTGATTGCTTGACCCTGAACCATACAGACCGGCATAGTCGAGCTGTAACGCCAAGGCATTGGCCAGGGTATCTTCTAATATTTGTTCGATATTCAAAGAGTCGGCTAATAATTCACGCGATACCTTCACCAGTACCGCCAGTGATTTGGGTGCAAAAGCGACTTGACCAAACACCGGATCACTTTCAGAGACGGCGGCACTTTCTGCACGCCAACCTGGTGTTGGGTCAGATATGACGGTGGCCATATTCACCTTGTTGCTGTTCAATAGCACCGTTTGCGCGCCGGCTTGTTGCAACACTGACTTATTTCTTAGTAAGTCGATAAAGCCAGGCATAGTTTCAACGGGCACGCTATAACCGCCTGCGCTGTTGGTGCCTTCAGCTAATGATTTCGTCAATACGGTGTCACCGTTGGCACCCAGGATTAGACCTTTCAATAATTTACCAACGGACGGGCCGCTAGTGTTGTATGAGGTTTCGATTTTTTGCGATTTGGTATAAAAACCGTTGCTATTTTTTGGTGAAAATGTCATTTCTTCCTCCGGCCAGCGGGTTCCTGATTTTTGTAGGGCTCGAAATTCTTCATCGCGCTTGGTCCGTTCCAGAACGTCGATTTGATGCGCAGTATGTTCAAACAGCAATTCAAAACCTTTGATCGCCTTGGGCTCGACTTGTCCAATTTTCATATCACTTTCCACCTCAACCCACGCGGCTTTAAGCGCCATGCCAGCGCGGCGGGCATCGGCAATATGCGAAAAGTCCTCTCGCAAGACTTGGTGAAATTTATCGCCCAGATAGGGCCGGATATGTGCCTCGAAAGGCTCGATGTCTTTTAAAAATGACATTTTTGATTTTTCCTTGCTGCTATCGCAGCCGTTATGTGTTGGCTGCAATATCAGAAGGCTGATTTGCGGAAAACTCTTAGCCAATGGGGATGAGCTTTATGGCCTCATGCTATCTAGCTGAATATTCCCCGTAAATCAGGGAATAAAGGGAGTTATTAGGGAGTTGTTTTCTCCTCCCATAGTGTTGCCTGTTTTATTGTTGCAATTACGAATGATTATCATGCGGCTTTTTGTATTTTCAAAAACTTACTCAACGAAAATTTATCTAAGGCGACGCAAAGGGATGTTGTTTTCTTGTTGAGTTTTAACCCGCCCACCGTGTTAATGATCTGATTTATTAATGCAAATACGAATGATTACCATGGGCTTTTTCTATTTAATTCAACTCACGCATAAATGTTTCTAGGGCGTGGCAAAGGGATATTGTTTTATTCTGGAGTTTTAACCCACCCAGGGTGTTCCAACTACAATGCCGTCCACTAACGACTAGCCGGGTTGGTTTGATTTTTGCCATCGGTAGACGACCGCAAGACAGGCCACATAAGGCTTGGAAGTCAATCCGTCCACCGGTCCACTCATTTTTCAGAGGTCGCTCTCCCTGCGCTATTACGTACTGTTGCTTACTGCTCCCTATTAATATATATAAATGAATGAGTAGACAGGTGGACGGATTGACCTTTAGCCCAATAACACCAAGGTATGAAGACGTCCATCTACCCGGCCACCTTGGATGAATAAACGAGGTGACAGGTAGACTAATCACGCCGCTCATCATATTCTTCTAACCACTTAATCATCGACCGTTGCCGCCACTCGCCAAGGTTACGTACCGCGAACAAACTCACAGTCTCACGCTTGCCGGTCGCACGCTTGCACATCATCGGAATGCAGCCAATCTCAGACAAGACCGAGCCAATGGACTTCGCTGAAAACTTGTCGCGCAATGCCTTGGCAACATCCAGAGAGCGCACACAATCAACATTGAACGGGAAGTCCTGCGCTTCAATCATGTCTCGAAGCAGGTGCTTCAATGGCGATTGACTGGTGCCAATCATCTCGGTTTTAAATTGCGTCAATGGGGCTGGCTGTTTGGGATTGAAGGATGATAAGTCACGACCCAACAACCACCGCACGACCAAGCCATTACCGCCACCGTCAAGCCACTGCGCTAGATCGCTGTAATAGTCCTTATCCAACGGTGTGGCATCCGTCCAGACTGTAAAGTAACGACCATCACCCTCACTTATATGCAGCGCGTCACGGTAATTAGACATGAACACAGCTTGGACAATATTCGGTGTCTCATAAAACCCACGCCCAAACAGACGCACACGCAACATATCAGGCGGCGCGGCCAACATGGGTTTGAGTTTGTTCTCAAGATTCAAACCTTCAAACGTTTGAATCTCTTGGAAGATAACGAGTTTTGAATGGTGCAGGTAATCAGTAAATGATTCTTTTAATTCCCCCGCTGGCGGCTCACAGACGTTTGCCGAACCCAAGCCAAAGCGCAACGGATTTAGCAACATATCCTTACCAACGCGGCTTGTTCCAGCTATTAACAGGGCATGATTGATTTTAGTTTGTGGCCGTTGCAACGTCCAGGCCATCCAGTTAAGCAAATGATTTTGTTCTGAATGGTTTGGGTACAAGTAATGCAAATGTTCAAGCCAGGGCTCAACATCTTCATGAGTGGCTTCAGCCGGTAAAATAACACCTGGACTGCGCCAAATATTCCAAAGAACAGCACCATCACGCTTAACAGGATTCTTTGTTTCGCCGGGTAAATAAATCAAGCCATCGACTTTAACGGCCTCAGGGTCAGTTAAAAAAATCTCTGACGGTTTACCCTTGCCAAACACATGTAAATAACTGCCATCAAAACCCTCACGACTCAATTCATTGCGCGTAATGGTGTCGTAAATTCGGTTGTGGTTTTTTAAAAAAACATACCGTTGCAACAGCTCCAAAACAGCATCACTATTAGTTTCTGCTTGCTTATCACGCTGCTTACGGTTGGTATTCGCTGGTGTTGTTTCTTGTTCAGTGACAGTTGCCCTCGTATCAGCCAGACACGGTTCAGCTTGTCGGGCTTGCTCAGGTGCAATCCAACCATTAGTCTTTGCCATACTGAACAAAGTCGCCAAGGTAATGCCCCCGCCGGGCTTGAACGATTCCCACACCCGGCGCTGATCTTTTAAATCGAACTTATCGGACTGTTGCGACCACTCGCACCAAAGGCCAAAGGCTTGATCTCCTGCGCCGGTGGCGTGCAATGCCATGCCAACATTTCGCCAAGTATCGCGGTCATCAGCAGGAATATAACCAAGCGCCACACGTACACGCTTGACCTCATCACGCGGCCAATCTTTTGCAGTGATGGCCGATTGGCTTTGTCTGACGGGTTGATTTTTATCTCGCAATTTTTGCAACAACCATTCCGGCGTATAGGCAGGCTCCGCACCTGCTAACGGATCGGCTTCAGCATCCCAAAAATACACGCCACCGCTAACATGATTGGAAGGCGCAACCACGATATAACCGCCATCGCCCCGCGTATCAATGCCCGGCCAAAGGTTAGTTGTTGACCCGCCAAGCTTGCCAGGGTATTTAAAAATAAAATGCTTACCATCTGACCCAGTGACAGCCAGCACGTCATCAGGCACGCGGCCATGTTTCGACTCAATAGTGTCCAGTGATTCTTCACCGCCGTTTTTTGGATCAATATCTAACGCAAAAATCCCCGACACTTCGCCGGTCACAATACCTATGTTCGCCTCTGGCCATTGCCGAAACCACAAGGTTATTTTTGCCGGGTCTGTACTGGCTTCTTTCGACCAATTAACCATCGGATGTTTACCGGGTTTTTTGCATGACCTACCACACCGACAGTTGCCATCATCGCCAATTGAAAAAACTGGAAGAACGAGCCAACCTAATTTCGCATAATCCAGCGCATATTCAAGCCTAGACTCACCCATCAATAGCGCCTTCAATTTTGTCAGCAATTGAATTACCTAACATCTTGGCGCTTTGTTTTATTTCGATATAGGGTTGAATCTTGCCTTGTGCGACAAGTATCACCTCGTCGAGTAGATCGGCAATACCACCCGCTGATACTGCAATATTGCTTTGGTGGCATTTTGTTAAATGCTGCTTGATTAAATGCAGGGTGTTCATAACCACCGCCTGATTTTTAATATCAGCATCATTCATAATTGGAAAATCGTTTGAAAAGTTCATATCAGTCATTTGCTTAATATTCCCGTTGCCATCGGTAGGACTCGGACGCAATCTAGCGCCACGCTGGTGAGTCGTGTTGAATGGAAAAATTAAGCTTTTTGACTGGCGAACCAGTTAGCAAAAAGAGGTTCGTTGATATAGAACTTACGCGCTGACAAAATCACTGCGCCGCTATCGGATAGGCCGTTTTTGTCGCGGTTTCTGAGAAACCAAATCAATTGACCGGGTGTGAATTTGTCGGCGTGTTTTTTTTGGAAGTTGTCCAGCGACTCAATTTGGTCAAGCGTTGGCGCTTGTGGCTGGAATTGATTTTGGTTTGTTTGCATAGTGTCACCGTTGGTTAAAAACGAATTAGCGGCGTTTCATGACGCCGGTGACAATGCTACAAAGCATAAAATTTCCCGTAAAACGGGGAATAAAGGGAATTATCAGGGAGTTATGGAAGGGAAGGCTTCCAGGCTTTTTCGGCTTTTTGTTCCCCGCCGGGCTTGCCTTTATCAAGGCCGATTTCCTGTAACCACATATCCGGCTTTACCGGATCGTGGCCGGAGTACTTGATATAATATTGATCTAAATCTGCCAGTTTTTTTATCCATCTGCAGTTTAACGCCGCTGGATGGCCTTCGTATTTCTTCATGTATTGCCTGCCAATATCCTGAACGTCGGCCTTATCTATTAACTCATCGCCTATTTCTTTCTTCTTGACTGCAAGCTTATCAGCGCCGATAGGCACATCGTCAAGCCCCCATTTTTCCAACTGACAGTTAGTTGGTAGTGGTGTGTTTTCGCTGTCAATCCAGGCAATAAAATCAGACTTCCTGATTCTAATGTGACCATTAGACTCTCGCATAATCCTGAGTCTGTTCGACTCATCAAACGGAATCAAACCAAGTGGCCCCCGGTTTTCATCGGCGGCTATTTCGGCCTCCTCACGCGCTGCCACATCAACGCCCTTTAGACTTCCTGACTTGAAAGCCTCACACATCACTTTGATTCTCAACCTAATCGCTTGGCCGATGTCATAATTTTTCGACTTATCCGTAGTTGTCGCCCAAAGCCTTGCTATTTCGCCAAGTGTCATTTCATCGGGCAACGGTAAGCCCTCTTCCAGTCTTTGGAATACATTTAATTCCAATCGTTCAAAAATACCCATATAAACACCGCTCAAAAAGTGCAAATCTCAAAAAAGAAACCAAGCCGGGCGGTTGAGAATCCGCTTTTCGCTCCGTCGAGCTAGGCTTGGTTAAACTGGTTACAGCTACTTTGTAATATCGGTTAAATGGCACTCAGTGAGGTCATTCATTTTGTTCGCTCCAATGCTGCTCTAGGAATGGCGCCAAGCATGACGCGCTCAACTAAGTTGGATTTATGCGCCGTACTTAAATGGCTATAACGTAGCGTAGTCTGCGTGGATTTATGCCCCAACACCGCGCCGATTTCGTGCAGAGTTGCGCCGGACATCGCCAACAAGGATGCACAGGTGTGGCGCAAGTCATGAAACCGAAAACCAGCAATACCGGCATCAATTAGCGCCTTGCTCCAATGCTTTTTATACTCCATTGGCTGAGTAGGCAATTTTTCAGAGGCAAATATCAACCCGGTACCGACTTGACGAAAACCCCTTAACTCATCCAGCACAAATGCTGGAACTGGGTTGTATCGTTGCTCGCCGTTTTTTGTATCGCCTAAAAATGCCAAGCCTTTTTCAAAATCAACATCGCACCAACGCAAGCCGAGCATTTCACTTTTTCTCATGCCGGAAGTCATCGCCAGCAATACCAGTAAATAAAGTCTATCCCATGTAGACCGGCGGCAAGCCAACAACAAACGCTCCCGCTCCGCTTCATTTAAAAATCGTGTTCTGGCATTGTCGACCCGCCGGGATGGCACCTTGGCCACCGGGTTGACGGTTACATAACCTTCATAAATCGCATATCGAAAAACAGCGGACAAACAAGAGCGAAGGCGATTGACTGTTGCAGGTGCACGGCCTCGATTGACTGTTGCCGATTTACCTCGACCGTTACCCCGTCGACATTTGCCCGCCTCAAAATCTTTGAGCTGTTGACGAATCAAATCGGGGCTAATATCAACTAACCTTTGCCCCCGAAAAATGTCAGACCAATAGCCCGCGCGGGTTGCTTGGCTTTGATCTTTTCCAATCCATTGCCGCATATATTCATCTACCAGGCCATCAAAGGACATGGCCGCGCCACGACTGCCAAACGCCTCCATGGCTTCTGTATCTGCTTCTATCCGCTTGGCCCATGTCACCGCATCACCCTTACGGTCAAACGTTTTTGACTTTAGTTGTACGCCGTTTTTTTTAATGATGGCTTTATAGGCAACACCGGATTGCCGCTGAACTTTTCGAATGGTAGCCATGCTATACCCCCCCGGTTAAATTTTGGTCACGGAGTATAGGTAGCAAATAACCATTGAGTTTTAACGCGTTGGCTATGGGTCTTAATTCTTCATCGCTCGTCTGTTCCGGAGGCAATTCAACCAGCCAGGATAATACATTTCGGCCCCATGTCAGGTGATGAATAAGATCAAGCCGCGCTTGCTGGTCATGTTCTCCGTTAAATTCGGCAATGCCGTGCTTTAACTGATAACCATCCGATTTTTTTAAACCGATAATTTCGGCAAACTGTTTGGCTTCAGCTTCTGTTGTAAAGCTTGGCGAGACTATTTCTTGATCGGCTGTGTGCGAGTTGACAATATAAAAAAGCGCCACATCGTCATTTTCATGACCACAACACCGGCAAATATACGCGGTCTTTAGCGGATCAAGATCATACAGAGGATGATTTGAATAATCAGCCAGCTTGCCGCATTCTGGGCAATGGTGATATTCAGCAGTATTGTTTTTTAATAGATCATCACTAGGTGATGTTGAAAGGGTGTTTTGTGTTGATGTTGTCATTATGACAGCCTCCGATTGACACGGACACTTTGAAAAGTGCCCTCTGAAAAGTTCACAGGTGCCCCAAATGGTGCCCTGCGTCATATTTTTCAGCGTGTTTAACCGATGGCATTTGATTAAAATCCTTTTTAATCAATCAGTTACATGGTGGGGTGTTAGGGATTCGAACCCTAGACCTATGGATTAAGAGTCCACTGCTCTACCAACTGAGCTAACACCCCTTCTGAAACATAACTGTTCAGAACGGGGCGAATTCTAAAGGATTTTCGGGTTAATTCCAAGAAAAATAAGCTATCTAGCTGTTTTTAAATGGTTTATTTTAATTTTGACAGGGCTTTAGCTAATTCCTGACTCAGTGTTGCCAGTGTGTTATTCAGCGCTTTTACGGTGCCGGCGGTGGTGGCATTTTCAGGTTTGGCTTGGATTTTAGAATAGCCATTGCTGACAACGGTGTGCGTTTTTTGCTCCATGATGGCCCAGTTGGCATCAAGATTGGCGGACTGCTCGGGCTTGGCGTCGAAACGGCTGATTTGCACGATGATTTGGTAATCAATGCTGCCGTAAGCACTCCAAGGGTAGGCCCTGATTAT